TGGTTCTTTATGAGCGGATTAATCTGGCCACCGTGATGATTGCGCGAACACATAGGGCACGCTGCTTGGCATTTGTTTGTTATCTCAAAATGTATATCTTCAAGCTCTGTAAATTTAAACATCTCTAAATCCAATTATCATAAATCTTGTGTACTTTTGAGTTTCTAACTCGTCACTGTAGACTATCTTCAGTCCTGACTGTTTTTCGAATTCTTTCAAATCTTTTGCGCAACGAACATGTTCGCCACAGTCGAAGAAGTCATTGCTCTGTAATACTATAAGTGCACCGCGCGGTGTTAACGTTAGCCATCGTTCGTATTCTTCTTGTGTCAAATGTTCGCAGATTGTATTGATAACAAGGTTAGCGTTATACCGTTCTATCAATGAATCACATGTGACTGCTTCAAACTTTCCTTGTATGTGTTGCCGCATATTTACTGTGCGGGCTATTTCCTCGCACTCAGGATCTATGTCAAACGATTTAATACGCTTGATGTCTATTTCACTATTAAATAGCAGGCTAGCTAATACCCCGTTCCATCCTCCGTGTATAACAATATCAGCAGGCGGCCATAGCATCTTTTCGAGATGTTCTACTAACCAGACCTTAGATCTTACTTGTCCCTTCCAAAAACTTTCAAGAGTCCTATATCGGTCCTCTGAGTTCCTGATCGCGTCCATCCAGAACAATACGTCTGCTATTTCTACTTTCATTCTTTACCTTGGGTATTTTTGAATCTGCTGAACTTACACACGTCGGTGTTATACAAGGCTGTGCACTAGGAAACAGCGTAAAGCCGTTGTCAATAGTTCCTAGTGGTTGATCGTGACAGCTATACGAACGCTTGACTTCGCCGCCGGGCTCTCTGATTATACAGCTCTGGTATCCTGCGTTACAATCCCAACCCTGGAACTTGTTAAACCCAAATGCGTTAAACCGCTCTGCTTGGTCAATGTAATATTTATTGCCCTGGCTGTCTTCTAGTCTAACTTGCGGCAGAGCCTCGCCTTCGTATTTTTGTGGAAATCCAATTTGAAGTAACTCTCGCTGGGACTCTGAGTAGCCCGACACAACAAAACTTGCTGTAGGGTCGCTCTGAGGCTTTAACGTGACGTTTATGCCTCTATCTGCAAAACGTTTGCACCTCGAGTAGTATTCGTCAAATAAATCCGGAACCATTACCTGATTAATTGTGACGTACACACCAGCTCGCTGTAGCTGCAAACACTTGTCACCAAACTCTTGCTCGTTGGCAAACTCTCCGTGAAAGCTGGCTGTGATACTGCGCCTGTCTAACGTATCAGTAACGGCCAGCCATTTCTTCCACCATTTGCTGCCCGGCGACATGTTTGTAGTCATGTGAATACTTTGATAACCCGGATTGTTATCATCTGCATAGTGTTCTATGAGTTCGCCGAAGTGTTTGTATGCTGTGGGCTCGCCGCCTGAGAAAGAGAAGTGAAAATCTGTAAAACCGTTGGCTCTTGCTTGACTTTTGATTTCGTCTATAGTTTGTTTGTAGACTTCTAAAGGACGGTGATCCGGAATGCTTGTACGAGCATAAGGCCAGCAGTAGGAACAAGCATAATTACAGAATCGGGCTAATATCCACGACACTGTAAAAAGGTTTGTATCTAATAGTGTTTGCTGACCTAAGCTCGTAATATCCTCAAATGGAATGTCTTGATAGCTCATTCGCTAGTTTTGTTCTCCTCTAAAAATCTTTCGTACAGCCACTCGAAGTCGTTTATCTTGCCCAACTGAACGCTAGACTCAATAGAAAGCCCAAATTCACGACCGTGTATAGCGCCTCGTCTTGCATAGGACCCTTGACTCGAACGGCGTTCATCGGAGTTACACCATTTGTCAAGCCTTTCTTTTGTTTCGTCATCTATCTGTCCTCGTATTACGCTGCTTGCTAGTTTGGCACACTCTCTAAAAGCACTGCGCCATGTTGAAAACGGGTCTGTATCGAACGCGGTTACATTTGACACCTCCGGTACTGCTTTAAACTTGTAACTTATGCTGGTTGTCATGTCTGTTGAATTAATATCAACATTCTTTGTCAGCTCTGTGGGTAATAGTTTAACACCTCCGTAGCCGTAAGTCAAGTCATTTACAGGATTTTTGCTGCGCCATACGTGTACACAGTCTTTATCCCAATGAGCTACTTGGTAATCAAAATTGAAATCTTTTTCAATCTCGGCGTCGCCGTCTACTACCCAGAACATATCAGTATCGACAATCCCTGCTGCTTTGATATGGGCATTGTGTATGCCTTTAACGTTGTGTACACGTTTTGTTCGAGGAAACCTTTCTAACAACGCATGGTAATTCTTTTCTGCGTTTGGTTCCTTATAGCTTATGAACACAATATCATACGGCTTCGGCATGCTTGCACAGTAGTCAACTTCTTTTCTGTTTATTACAAAACGAAATTCAACTTCTCGGCGGGTTATTGGTGCATGCTTGCTAGCAAGTACTATACCGTCGAAGTACTTGCCGTTCTTAAATGCATGATTTTGTTTTCTGTCGTAACTATTGTGATGCGAAAAATACCAGTTAAAGTCGAAGTCATCGTTAACTTTAATTCCCGGCCAGATTATCCAGAACATATCCGTCTTGGACTTCTCAAGTGCACGTTTATAGTCGTCATACCCGTCAGCATAAAAAATATCATAGGGCTTTGGCATACTTGCTTGAATGTCGATTTCTTTCTTGTTTCTATAAAATCTATAATCAATTTCGTTCTTAGAAAGTTTGGACTGTTTGGTACAAAGTACTACACCGTCGTAATAATTTCCGTTCTTGAATACAAGATGAAACTGTTCGTCCCATTTAGCAACTCTATATGAGAAGTCAAAATCACTTACAACTTCGACATCACTAGGTACCATCCAAAACATACTAGTCGAACTGTTTTCATACGCTTCGCAGTAATCCTCGTACGAGTCTACGGTAAAGATCTCATAGGGTTTTGGTATACTTGCTTGAATGTCGATTTCTTTCTTGTTTCTATAAAAACGGTACTCGAACTCTTTCTTAGAAATGTTGGCACGTTTGTTGCACAGAATAATTCCGTCATAGTACTCACCGTTCTTAAATACGTGAGTATACTCTTTACTCCATTCGTCAGGCTCAAAAGAAAAATCAAAATCATCACACACAATGACGTCAGGAGTCACTACCCAAAACATTTTTGTAAAAGTCATCTTTTGTGCTTTTTCAAGCGAGCTGGCTTTTTTAGCTGTTGGAAATCTTGATTTAAGAATTCTCCACTCGCTGCTATCTTCGCCTATGTAGATAATATCGTAAATCATTTACCTCGTGTTTCCATAATGTATAACTGTGCTTACGCTAGAAGACATCTTACGCCATGGGTCTATTATAACACTAAAAGGCGGGATCGAGCAATACAATTCGTCTCTAGCTGTCATGCCTGTGTATTCGTATGTAACCTCTGCAGAGTGTGCCATTAAAAATACCCCCGGAGCAGTTGGTTGGAAGTCATCGCCGGTGTACGGATCAATGTATGTGGGCGAATGTCCTGCTTGCTCACAATAGTGCCCTACTAGCAAACTGTAACTACCGTCTAGATAAGGAACTCTTGGCTTGTATGCTTTGCCGTGAATATAGATCGGCATGTTATTGAGCGCTGCATGCTTGACTAGTTCTTCTGCTAGATTTTTTGCTTGTACTTCTCTGGCTGTCATCACCGAGGAAAACAAGTCATACCCTAAATCTAACTTTTCAGCAAGATAACGCAGGGCAATATTGTCTCTCGGGTGACAATTGTGTACTACTATACCAGTATCACTTTGTAGGAAGTACTGGTCGTCTTTCGTTGGATGATTTGGCTCAACTTCTACGTTGTATACCGGACCTTGGTAATAAAAAGACTCTATTCTGTCAATGCTTTTTTTCATAACTTAATTCCTAAGGCTTTTAGATCTCTTTCTAAGAGTATGCGTAAGTTTAAGTCCGGATGCTGCTCGGCCATCAGCTCAAACTTTCTTTTTTGTATTCTATACCAGTGTGTTGCTTTAGGGTCGACGTAAGATTGCCATTCGTACACATAAAAATCAGGAAAATAATGGTGAGTTAGTCCGTCATCAGCTACATACGGTATCTTTCCCTTGTGACATTCAAATCTTAGATTATTATTATCGAGATACTCGATAAATTTTAACTCGTACCGTCCTTGAACTTTGTACGCAGTTCCGTTACTATGTATATAAGTATGCCAGTTAGCTCGTCCAGAAGTATTAGCATTATCATAACATCCTCTTGCCCAGGCATCGATTGAACCTTGTTTAAACTTAGAACGAAATGTCTTATCTTCCATGAGCTTAGACCTAGTTTTTGAAACCTTTTCTCTAATCTCAGGGCGTTTCATGCCGTTGTTATTGCCTAAATTCATACCTTTTAGTTTTTCAGATATCTTCTTTTTTATCTCGTTACCTCGAGTAGCATACGCAGTTCTTACTCCTTGCGTCACTTTTTCTTTTATACCTGGCCTGGAAGAAAGTATCGGTCGCCAACAAGTATTACAATAATCTTTGTTAAACCATTCGTTTTTCATCATCTTAATATAATGGCTTTTTAAGCGAGAATGTATCTTGTTGCAGTTGTCGCACGTTAATTTTAGATATAGTTTATTAACTTCTCGATAACCAGTCTTGTTTTGTTTAGATTTTTCCTTTACTCTTAAAACATATTCTTCTATAATCATACTAATACTTATCTAAACAGTATATTTGAACATAACAAATGCCTCAATTGTCCAACATATACAACTTGTCTGTTTCTAGTATATCTTCTGCTCTTACTACTAGTCTAGTGTTATCTCGCAACACTGGTATTAAATGATCATTAGTGGTTATTAGTTCACTGCTACCAACTATAAATCTATACATATTCCCTTTATATTGCCTAGTAGTAACCTGGTCTATCTTTTTATACTCGGCTGAAGAACACGCATAATTTGACGATTTAATTACCCTAGTTTGATCTTTGTCGACGTTGTATTGCTGGTACAGTTCTTCTATAGGCATCTCAATGTCATCTACGTTAACAAGAAAATTAGGCAGCACACACCCACCACCGTCACCCATGCCTGCTGTCATATACTGTGGGCTCATAATACGCATACTAGAATTCGCAAGTGCTTGAGTTACTACGTCTACATCGATGTTGCCTTGTTTTACTGCAACATCTTGTATCATATTAACAAGACCAATCTTTGTAGAGATAAAGGTATTGTAAAACACTTTGATACATTCACATTCGTCCCAGGTACCAACAACGTAGCGAGGATCGTTGTCCATTACAGTCTTATAAAAATCGACCAGCTGTTTTGCGTCACCTGTTTCCTCGCCGTCTTCTGTACCAATCATAATCATCTCTGGATTCACCATGTCCCAACTTACACTGCCCATGGCAATAAGGTAAGGATTATACACAAAACGAGTATTACCTACTAAGTCAACAAATTGGTCTCGCGTAGTACCAGGAAGCACAGTTGATACAAGCACAAGAAGCTGATCTTTATTCATGTACTTGTTAGCTTCTTCCAAGACTTCCTTGACAATTGTATAGCTAAAGTCTTTAGGTGGTAGATGGCTCGAAGGTGCATTACCGTCGTACTCGAGATCATGCGGGGTAGGCACTGCTACAAATACTACATCCTTGCCTACAACACATTCGCCTATAGTGTCTACGACATCTACAGTATCACTACAGACCTTAGCAATATCATATCCTGTAACCGAATGCCCTTTTGCTGCAATTGCTTCTGCACAGGGCATGCCGAGCTTGCCCACACCAATAAAGCCTATGTCCATTATTTCTCCTAGTTCTGTTAAAAATACTTATTCAATCATTGTGAGGGGAAAGCCAAGGTCTGGCAGAATAAATACTTGATGTTTAACAAGGTCGAAGAGTTTGAGAAAGAAATCGCAAAATTTTACGGGGCGCCGTATGCTGTTGCTACCGATTGCTGCACTCACGCAATCGAACTATCGTTGCGATATCTCGACACTAGATTTGTTTTTATCCCAAAACACACTTATATTTCAATCCCATTTACTGCTGAGAAACTAGGAATATATTGGCAGTGGAACGAACGACCTTGGCAAGATTACTACTATCTCAACAGCAAAATAATCGACGCTGCTGTATACTGGAGAAGAAACGGCTATGTGCCAAGTTCTTTTATGTGTTTGAGTTTTCAATTCAAAAAGCACTTATCTCTTGGTCGAGGTGGAGCAATTCTATGTGAAAACCTAGAAGATTACGTCGAACTAAAGAAAATGAGTTATGATGGGAGATTGCCAGATATTCCGTGGGCCAATCAAGACATAAAATCTATTGGATATCATTACTATATGACTCCAGAAACTGCACAACAAGGAATCGATCGATTGCCTTCTGCGATAGCAAGCCCGTCGAAGCAATGGAGTTGGCAAGACTACCCAGACTTATCAACTAATAGTATTTTTAAAATAGGAAACAAATGCCATCTAAAAACGAGTGGAGCCAACTTAAAAAAGTTGTAGTAGGCGTTGCGGATTACGCTAAAATCCCAACAATAGACAAGAGTATGCGCACCGTAAACTATGCTGATGTCACAGACCTTGATTCAGTACCTGTGGGGGACTATCCCCAGCAAGTCATTGACGAAGCTAACGAGGACTTGGATACATTTGTCAGCTTCCTAGAGAAAGAAAGTGTTAAGGTAGTTCGGCCTGAGCGAACAGATTGCAACTATTACAACTATTGTCCAAGAGACAGTGTATTCATACACGGCGATAAGACTATCGCAACTCCCATGCCGTTGCGTGCTAGGATAAACGAATACAAAGCATTTGAACAGCATCTGCAAAATGTCGAGAACCTTAACCAGCCACACTGGGACGCGCTCTATAACACAGAGTGCATAGGCAACCCTGACATCTTGGCCCTTAATGAAACTGCTCCAGCATTTGATGCTGCTAACGTAATACGAGCAAACGACGATGTTTTATACCTTGTGTCAAACAGCGGAAACCGGCAAGGAGCTCTGCTGTTAGAAACTGTGTTAGACAATGTAAATGTACACGAACTTGAAGGCATATACAGCTATATGCACATCGACTCAACTATTGCTTTTTTACGCGAAGGACTGATGTTGCTCAACCCAAGTAGAATTAAAAGTAAATCTCAACTCCCAAAGCCTTTTAGACATTGGAATGCTATATGGTGTCCTGAACCAACTGACATAGGTTATTATCCAGGATATTGTAACGCTAGCGAATGGATCAATATGAACTTGTTTAGTGTGTCGCCGAGCCTTGTAGTGCTAGAAGAAAATCAACACTCGCTTAGAAAAGAGCTGGAAAAACATGGCATAGAATGTGCTATGTTGCCTATGCGTCATCAACGTACCCTAGGCGGCGGATTTCATTGTGTAACCTTGGACTTAGATAGACATGTGGATTAAAGGAAGTGTAAAACCGCGTTGGAACAACCGCTATAAAGAGTTTGAGTACGTCAGACAACCGCTTACTGACAAGGAACTAATATATTGGAAAGACCAAGGTTATAATCATCAAAACTTTACAGGCATGATGTATGACAGTACTAATCCGATGCCTGTTTGGGTGAGAGCCGTTGCTGCTGAAATCGGACTTAACAAATGCGGATATGTGTTTTACAAAATGGTAACCGGCGATATAATGCCTATGCATGTTGACCACTATCGTCGTTATTGCCAAGTCTTTGATGTTGAGTATAAAGACGTTTGGAGAGCTATTGTTTTCTTAGAAGATTGGCAAAGTGGACACTACTTTGAAATTAACAGGCATGCATTTTGTAACTATAAAGCAGGTGATTACATTCTTTGGCAAAGTGACACACCTCACGCTGCTTCGAACATAGGAGTGGACGATAGATACACTTTACAAATAACAGGAGTTTTAGATTGATTGTACGTATTGAAATAATGCACAAGGATAAGATATATGTACAAGCCGGTTATACTAGCTATACTCGTCTTCATCCTATACACAAAAGGTCTAAGAGTAGTTCTGCCTCATACCACACAGTAACAAATAAGATTGAAAGAACAGACGGCACTGCTATCGTTACGTTATATTCTGGATGTACTAAAACTAACATAAAAGACATAATTAGGTTTATAAAAGTTAACCGAATAAAAAACGTTTACTTCTTTATCGAAGATGTTTTTAGATTATATTCAAAGAAACATCAATTTGCATATTTAGAAACCTACGTTTTAGATTACGATCAGAAAAGCGTTAGGTCACTCGAACTGGATATGATCTCTACGATAATAAGCAAAACTAAATGCAACTACAAAATATATCATTGCGAACAAAACGCAGACATAGTGGGAGAAAATTACAACTTAGAAATAAACTATTTTGATTGGTTTTTTCTAGATTGTATTGACATCAAGAATTCAGGAAAGCAACGTAAATATATAGAATCGAAAATTCCTATTAAACATAAAATATCGTGCTTTAATCTACGACGAGACTGGCACCGTACTATTATTATGTCCTTGATAAAAGACTTTGACGGCACTTTTAGTCTAAATGATTCATATACAACAAAAGAGTTGATAACGAACCCGGCTATACCACTAAAGAATTTTGGGCGGCCTATAAGCAAACGTATTGTTAAAGGAAATAAATCCTTGCTCGAATCACCCATATTATGGGATGCTGCGCCAGACAAGAATGGCAAAATAACAGCGCCGACCCACAAGAATCAGTTAGATAATACAGGGGCTATTGCCGCATCATTTGTTAACGTTGTGACAGAAACCAGATTTGCATCTAGCATGCCGAACGTGTCAGAAAAAACCCTGAAACCAATTTTAGTTAAACGACCTTTTATTATGGTTGGCCCAGTAGGAACACTAGCTCATTTGCGCGAACTAGGGTTTAAGACATTTAGCAAGTGGTGGGACGAAGGGTATGACAGCATAACTGATCACAGCAAACGCTTAGAAATGATCTATAAAATAATAGAATCTATTAACGATATGCCATTGGATGATCTCAACACACTGCTAGAAGATATGAACAGTGTGTTAGAACACAACTTTAACAATATGTTAAAGCTCGGGGAACAAATGGGGAAGAACTTAGATTAAGTTCTTCCATTCTCTGTACACGCCTTCCATTTCCGGAAAAGTTCCTAAGAAATCAGTGCCACGTCGACGATCATGCTCGTCGACAAAGATTACAAAATCTTTTCGCAGTGTTTCTAGCTCGCCTCGTGACATCTTTTCATTTGAGAATACTTCTTGCAACCTGCTAAACTTGTCGCCTTCCCATTCGTAGAATCCTTGATTACAAATACTCATATCGTGCGGCGACTCTAGGTTATTGCGAATAAACTCTAGTTGTTTAGTGATGTACTTCTCATTCCATTCCGGCGGCGCAATCTTAATAGCTTGATGATCAGGATATCTGAGATACGGCACATCTAAAATAATAGGAATAGCCTTACCTGGGCCGCCAAAGTCTTTCTTAATAGCAAGGATATCTTCTAAGAACTTGTCAAAAGATATCATGCTTAACAGATTGTAGGTACACATACAAGTAAAAGTACAGCCTGGTACTTCTGTTAGAACGCGACGAATATTGTACAACCATTTATCGTAATCTAAGCCGTGTCTAATATACTCTGCCTGGGCACCATAAGCCTCGGCGCTTGTGAATATCTTAAACTTCTTAACCAGATTGTTGTCGCAAATATACTTTACCTTACTAAAAAACTTTTCAAACAATTCATCCGGAATGCACATATTACTGTTGACAGAGAATTCAATATTAGGCAGTGGGTTCTCAATAATGTAATCCAATACCTTAAACGTATCTTTGGCCAGCAATGGCTCGCCGCCGGTGATTCTAAAGTGATGCAACTTGTCAGAAATCTCAGGCCACCATTTCCAAAATGCGTCCACGTATGGATTATATTCACGCACAGGAATAGGCACTGTTCCATTCTGCTCCATTGAATGCAAGCTGTTAAATGGCTTACTAGTTTCGTACGCGCCGTGTTGCTTTATTTCATCCATCCACTTACTGCTAACCTGCGGTCCGCAATAGCTACACTTGAAATTACATACACTGCTGAAACTAACTTCTAAGTAAGTAGGCACAACGTCATGGTCCCATGGCATCGTCTTGATTTCTTCCATGTATGGCAACGCCCATGGCTCGTAGGACTTGTACGTGCGATCGCTGACAGCATCTTCGTTGCTATCTTCTACGCGCCAACAATAGTCACATTCGCTAGGGCGCTCGCCTTGCAGCATCTTTTTACGCTGCTCTTTTTTATACTTAGTGTTATGCAACGCGCTTGGATTGTTTTCAAGCTCTTCAACAGGAATCTTGTGTGCTGTTGGGTGATGGCAGCTATGTGTCTGGCCACTGTGAAGATGCAACGTCACCTGCTTCCACTTAGCCAAACAAAAGCCTGTCCCTACTTCGTCTAATTCTTGTGTGACTGCTATTAATCTACTGTTTGAAAAATCGCTCACTTAATCCTTCCTATAATTCTTGGTGTATTTTCGTACACTTGTTTGAAAAACTTTGATGCGTTATCGTCTAGTTCTGCAACTTCAAGATCTAATTCTTCGCGCAATGCTTGTCCTGTGTTTACTATCTTGAATTTTGCATCATCTTCTGAGAAGCTGCCGTACATTTCGTACCAATATTCTGTTAGATATTCGAAGTCTCTGACCTGAGTGTAATCCCAATCTGTGCAGTTTGTCATATAAACGCCTTCTCGAGCGCCTAACATACTCCAGATACCGTTCTTTACATCGGCGCCAACATTGCACCAAATAAGCAACCGGTCATAATTTTGCCACCACACGGACTTCAGCATAGATGTCTTTTCGCCTTGGTTCAAACTCATCTTCACTCCTTCGCGGAACCCTGCTCGCCATGCCTGAAACGGTGTTTCGTTTGTGTAACTTGTACAGTAGTTCGTATTGAATTGGTAATAAAGATCGCTGAAACAAAACTCTACAACACTACGATGATCAGTTGCGTCGGCATTTTCATGTGTCTTCATGTTGTTTACAAATTCACGAGTCCACATCTTAAGGCCACCGTTGCCATAACGCAAGCCGTTAACATGGACGTTTCCGCACCAGCTGAAAACATGCTTGTCTGTAAGTCCTAACTCGTCTAAGTCTATCTCTATATTCAAGAAATTAGGATCAATGATGTTATCAGCATCGATTGTAACAAAATATTCTGTTTCACTTAATGCTGCACACGCTTTGTGCGCTGCATCGCTGCCTTTGACTCCGTGAACACGCTTGGCCCATGGAATCTTGGTGCAAAGGTCTGCGTAGTTCTTTTCTGCATTAGGTTCGTCATAGGACAAGAAAATGATATCTTGGTCTACAACTCTAATCTTATTGCTCATTAAAAATCCTCTTAAACTGGTACGTGTCAAATTTGCGTGATGTAAATATGCTTATAGGCTCGTCTGAATGCTCAAACGGCATAGTGAACGGCAGTACAACATAATTATCACGCACTACGTCAGCAAGTTCAACAAAAAGAGTTTTGTAAAGAATATTAGGATCTCCTTTAGCGGTGACGCTTAACATCATCCTGTCGTTTACGGTAACTCCTTTCCTTCTAAGACTATCGCCAAGCACTGCACCGATGTGTACCTTCCAACAAGTGTTCACAACGTCTTGGACAATCAAAATGTCTGGAGATTTGCCGACTCCTTGTGGAACATCGTAGATAAAATTGTTTACAGAATTTCCTCTCATCTGTGTGTCGTATCGACTACCGAACTCCATCTGCTTAATCTTGGTGTTGTACCGTACTTCAAATGCAGTAGTCGAATCTTCGCCACTAATTAGCTTTCTTACTTTGTCGAGCGGCACTGGAATCGAGTTCTCGCCCGTGTACTCTGTAGCTTTGATCCCTAGTATCGATCCTGTCTCTTTATCAAATTTTACATACATCATTTTTTCAGACATTTTCAAACTTCCTTATAATTTCTGGCGTAACAAAATCATTCTCAGTGTAATGAAATATTCCGTCTTGTAAATGATTGCCTATTTTAAGCTGTACTGAATCTGTAAGGTAAACACCAACGCGACTTTGCCAAGTAACTGGTGTAGACTCCCAGCCTTGTAATCCTGGCTTCATGTGCTTAATGTAAGGTGCCGAGTATCCTCTATTTGAGATGTCGTCGTCGATGTCTAAGATACGCGACACAATCGACGTAGTAATGTCCATACTGGGTTCTTTTGGATAGTGTTCCTTACAAAAGTTACCGTAAAATAGCTCCCAGTTTTTAGTTACTAGTTCTACCCAATCGTAAAACGTGTGCGCAAGTTCAGACTTTCTAAAGTAGTGTGCTGCATTATAAAAATTCGGTAGTTCGTTTTCGCGAAACGCCGCACGGTAAGGGTTAGTCTCCTCATTAACTAGTTCGTTGCGATAGCTAAAAACTCGGCAAGGAAAGTACAAGTCGTAATTATCAAGAAACTCCCAGAACGGTGCTTGGTTGTCTAAGACTAACACATCGCTGTCTAGCACAATTGTTTGGTCGTAAGGAGTAGCGTGGTATAGCTTCCACCGATGTTCTGTTTTGAAACGGCTGTTTGTTAGCTCGTACCAGGGAATTTCTATTATCTTGTCAAAAACTTTTTCTTGTTTTTTAAGCAACTTGTCGTTAGTAACAATACTGACAGGGTATTCGTTGCCACTTGCTTTTATACTTAATGCACAGAGGTAGGCTTGCGTGACATATTCTTTACCCTCTGCATATATTAGGAATCCTTTACTGCTCATCAATGCACCTGTTTAAGCTAAATTTGTTCATCACGTGAACATTAGCATCTTTAATTCTAAACGCTGTATACTCGCCGGCGTACTTGGGCTTCTCTAACAGAATAAACAAACTGTCGCCGTCGATGCTCCAAAGTATTGACTTGTCTGTAATGTAATAAAGACTGCCGGGCATAGGTTTAACAAAATTGCCTGGTTGGTACCCGTTCATAACATGGATTGCCATACTAAACGCAAAATCATTTCGATACAAAGAACGACTTAGTTGAAAGACGTTGCTGTAATGTTTCCAATTTTCTTGTATGTGCTGCACTAAGTCAAAAAACACTTTGTTAGTTTCAGACTTACGGAAGAAAATAACAGTTGCCCAGTAAAAATCTACACTTGTGTCTGAGATTGTCTCAAACTCCTTGCCACGATCTATACCTGTTATGTCAACACAATCTTTGTACATCAGTAAATCGTGATGATTATCAAAACACTTCAGGAAACTGTTATTGGATATAACCACGTCAGTATCAAGAACAAGAGTTTCGTCATACGGTGACATCTCATATGACTTTGGTCGCAGGTCATTCTTCCATTCTAATCTTTTAGAAGCTAGAGCGCCGTCGTTAAACGCTTTGACGTTGTCTGTTAGTTTGTAAGCAACAGGAATGACATTGTCGAACACTGTGTCGGCATCTTCATAGACTGTTCGCAGGTATTTTTCACTATCTGTGACAATCGTAGTCGGAAGTCCTAGGTATTCCTTTGCTCGTTGTGCAAGAAAATATGCCTGCTTTACATAGTCAACATGCGAATTGTTGCTCGCAAACACTAGTATGCCTTTAGTCATGGTCTGTTAGTTTCTCCACAGACCGATTGTTCTTGAGTCTGGTGTATTCAGCATGGAAAGTGTTGGTGGCAGAGAAGTAGACATCAGTAATATCGTCTAAGAAGGCTTCTAAATCGCTGATCATTGCGGGAGTCTCGTTGTCGTCTACAAGCACAACGTCTTCGACATACTCTTTTTCTACTAGCATTGTTACAAATGTCATCAGTTCTTTGGTCACTGTAAACTGTGCGCCGGCATGATAAAAGATAATTTGTTCGCGGTATTTTTCTTTGAGAATACGCTTCTGGTTGTTAAGCGTGATCATGTAATTTGAAAAGTCTAATGCTTTTTCAAGTCGTTCGTCCATAGAAGTCTCCTAGTCATACTATATTTTATGACATTAGGAGCATCTAGTCAACCATTATTGGAAACTATTTACTACAACATAGGCAGGAAACGGCACTTCGACTGCGCCCACTGCGCGCCGGCCGCCATATTGCATTGTGATGTCAGCGGTTACTGGTTCGTTTACGCCGCCGTATACGCTGCCTCTTGCAAGACCGTCCGAATCACTTTCTGGACCGCCGTCAAACAGTCTAACCCTGAATCTAACAGTAGATGCAGATGTCGAACGCACTTCAAGCGTCCAGTAGCTATTTGAATATACTGCGCCAGCAGCTTGTTTTCTAAAAATTTCGGTATAAGTGCCAGTTACTTGATCATTACCAAAGTTGTTACCTTGCGGAAACGTAAGGTTTGACGCGCCGACGTTCGTTACACCAACTGAATTACGATCAAACAAAATAATCCCCGGGTTTTCAATCATGTCTTTCCACCCCTGGTTACGTTGTAAGCTATCTGATCCGGATGTTATATTATCAACAAAACCAGAGACACGTACTTGGCCGCCTGTATTAAAGAAATGACGTCTTTTATTGGAAGATGCAAACGAGAGTTCAAACTCCGAGGTTATTGTAACTCGACTCCACTGGCTTGTACGTGCATTAGAGGTTATTGCAGTTACCGCTTCGACTTGAGTTGGGTCAAAATCAAACCTATTAGTCTCTAACGTGGACATTAGATCTAGGTAATCTTGAAACCCTTTTGTTTCGTCGCCACCACTTATTTCAGCAGCTACAAGATCGCCTGTTGTTATCTCTGTTAGTTGAATAGGCTGACCGGTTTGGAACGTATATGCTTTCTCAAGATCAGTCCGTAGTTTAGCCATTCTAGCTGCTGTCACAGTACTGCCTATTCCTATTTGAGAACTAGTTACTGTTTGCCCGTATCCGAACGTACTTGTACCAGTGCCTAATAGTCTTTGCAATCTGCTCTGTAAGCTGTTGTATTCTGAGGCTAAAATTCTACCGCCTGAAGTAACTGCCATTATAGTTCCTTATTAAGTGTGCACTTATTTATACTTTGAGAACGCACTCTACTAAGCCTTCCGAGTCACTGACTTTATCTTCCAATGCAACACCTACGAGAGACAACGAAGTCATTGCAGAACCTATGCCTGCGCCGGCTACGTATATAGCCTGGCCTTTCTTAACTCGTCCGGTTACACGAACAGGAACTCGTCCTTTAAGTGCAAGTGCTTGACCTTCGCTAGCTGAGTTCATCAAAAACGCAGGTTCTGCAGACACTACGCCAATTACAATGTCATTTAGTCCAGATGCAGTTGTTTCTTCAGCGCCGCCAACTGACATAATTGTGCCTGTTGGATATTCTTTATCTGTAGTATACTTCTCTGCCAAGTCAGCGTATTTTGCGCTAGTTGCTGTACCGTTGAACTCGCTTGCAAAGATAACATTGCCTGAAGAACGTGCAACAATAGTATCTGGCACTGCACTAACTGACGCACTTAGATAAGTGCTTGCTGAAATCTTTAGTGTATCTGCCTTTGTAGCTTGGCCGCCACTGAAATTATCAGCATAGATTGATCTAAATCGCAACGAACTTGTGCCTAGGTCAAATGTGTTTGTTGCTGCTGGCATAATACCAGCCGATGTAATAGAAACACTGTGAATACTTGCATCGTTTACGTTGTTCGCTTTAAATCTAATCTCGTTATTAGGACCACTAGTGTTACTAATAACCCCGCGCAACGGATCAGTTCCGCCTGTTTCGGCTGAAAACCCAAAGGCACCAGCTGTTAGAACGCCGTCAACATTAGTTGTAATCTGATTTACAAAGTCTGGGTTATCAACTGTAACAAACTCGCTAGACAATCTGTTGTTTAGCTTGTCTGCGTTAGTTGCTGTACCTTTAAAGCGATATGCTGAGGTTGTAACACCGTCAGTAGAGTCTTTTAGTGTAATACCTCTTGAAATTCTAGTAAACCCCTGCTCACTAAGTTCTTCGATACTGTTAATTTCAAATTCAGACGGCGAAAAAACAGAGATAGGAGTATTCTCAACATACGAAACAATAACAGGCCTTGCGGTATTAACAGAATCAATTACTTCGAGACTGATCATTTGTGTAAGTCCGGAACCCGATGACTGAGGTCCAATTAGAACAAACTCCGACCCACTGTATACATACAGCTGATCATTTCCGCTGTCCCACCAAAAATCGCCAACGCTTAACCCAACTGGCGCTGTTGCTGAAACTTCACTGCCGCCTGTTGCTCTCCAAACATCGCCGTCATAGAACTTTAGTTTGCCTTCGGCGCTGTCAAACCATACCTGGCCTTCTAGTGCTTTCGGAGGTGGATTTGCGTTTGCAAAGTTTTCTAGTAGAAACAGGAAGTTTTCGTTGTGAATCTCACCGTAACCAGCATAATTTTTGCCAATGAACCGCAAATCGGTTGTTTGGTCGAGTGTACCGTCTTCTACTATAGTTAACAACGTCCTGTTGTATCTGTCTATCTGATAAGCCATGTTTGCATATCCCCTTTATGTGCTTTTTATTATTTATCCGTTTTATCGTACTGAGTATTATAAGATTCCAGGCACTGTAATAGGACCTGAGACATACTGCCACGCACCGCTAACAATTTCAAATGTTCTAACTTCTCTTAGTACACTAGGGGTATACGCTACTGACAAATCAGTAGGCAAACTTATATCTTGTACTACTGATACTTTATCACCTGATAAGTTTATAAGTACGTCTGCAGGAGTCACGGTTGACTGTGCTTCGACATTAATACCAGTGATCTCTGTGCTAGTAATTCGTGTCGTAATTATCTTAGCCTGTTTACCGTCATTAAGAACAGCATCAGGTTCGAACACTGCATCTAAGTACTTGCGGATGTTAGTTCTTACGTCACCTTCTGCTGTAGACCATGCTGTAATATCTATCGAAAACGCCAGCAACGAATTATCAATCTGTTCATCAACGTACACTTTATTTGCAGCATCGGTATCCACTTCTGGTTGTACTAAATCAGTAATTTTACTGCTTGATACACTGATGTTGCCGTTGGCATTAAAAGTCAGGCCTGTCGATACTGTAACTGTCGAACCGTCTATGAAGATGTCGTCTACTGTTAAGTCTGTTAGAGTTCCAACTGACGTTACTCCCGGCGCACTTGTAATAGTTGTTCCAAGACTGTCAACATCGATAACCTTTGTGTTATTAATTCTATATTCTTTACCGGTTGCTAAGTCAACATTTTCACTAGAAGTCCAGCTACTAGTAGTATTAACCCAATTAAGAGTCTTGTTAGTGTTGCCTAGTAATGTTATGCCGCCTCCGTCTGCTGTTGTATCACTAGGTTGACTAGACTCGTCTGGAACAATACCTAACTCAATATTCTTGTCTGCAACACGCAAGATAGTTGATTCAATAGTAGTAATTGTGCCTTCTACCGTTAGCTCTCCTGTAATTCTGGCGTCGCCAGTTACATCTAATGTAAACTGCGGATCACGGCTGAATATACCAAGGTTGCCGGCTATCGGATCAATAGTAATAGCATCTCTTGTTGCTGTATCGCCCGGGTCGAATACTTTTAAACGAGTGTTACGTCCTTGGTCTTGTACTTCTAATATAACATCATCGGTGTCAGGGTTGGAAGACTGAGTTTCTACAAATAGTCTTACACTGCTGTCTATTAATTGTAATGCCGGTACTATTCCTTCTAGCGGATCTCCAAACAAAGTTAAGTCTCCGGCAACAGTGCCTCTCTGATCATTTCGAAGTACTTTGTCTGTAGAAAATTCTGTTGCAAGGTTAGTTCCTGTGATAAGGCCTTGTGCTAATGCTGCTG